CTGCTACAGTTGCGATAGAGAACTTAAGTCGTGCATAGAATGCTGAACCTACTGTATAAGCACGAAGAGCGCGAGAAGTAATCCCACCAGCAAATGCAATCTCACGACCATCATTATCAGTTTGATCGCCAGCTACTGAACAACCAGTACTAGACAAGGAGCCAAGACCGATAATCGTCTGAGTACCTTTAGCTACATATTCAAATACATTGGTGCCAAACTGAGCTGTATTTGCAGTATCAGCAGTACCACTGGGATTAGCAGTAGTAGCATTGATTACCTGACATACAGGCTGAACTTTAAAATCTTCCAAACAATACCTTTTACTATTAGAAGCTTTCACAGCCCCAGTAGCTTTAAGGTCACCTTTCATCAATGCGTCAATAAATACACCTTCACCAGCCATAACTTTTATCCTCCACTAATCTGTGATTAGATCATTAATTTCATCTTGAAATCCACTAGATGGTGCTTTAGGAGTTCTAGCTCCAGTACTGCCACCAGGCAAAGAAGGTTTAGGTTTTACTGTATCCTTCTTTTCACCTTCTTCAACTGCGGCCTGGATATTAAGAGTTTCTTTAGTACGTTTAGCAGCCTCTTCAACTACTTGACTAATATTCCAGTCAGGATGCTCAGCATGTACTTCATTAGCTACATGCCCAACGTACTGTTTTACTCTCTTAAGTTCAGGATACTTAGAGTAAAATTCCATAGCTACATCTCTTAAACCTGCCTGACGCTGTACAAAACTCCCTACTACATTAGGAATAGCTGTAAGAGTTTCCTGTTTAGTTTGCTCCTTTACTACAGTCATAGTGTCAATCATAAACTTCATGAAATTCTCTTTTGACTCCATAACTGCATCAAAGTCAAGATCTTTGAAAATATCTTCTAAACCTACAACTTTGGTTGGAGCAGTAGTAGTTTCAGCAACGGGGGCAGTAGGAGTACTTTCCTTAGGCCCTGACAACTTATCTACTAATTCTGTTAATGTAGCCACTTGAGTTTTCAAAGCAGTAACTTCATCAACAGCTACAGGAGGTACAACTTCCGGTGTAGCAGGTACAACTTCTCCACTTGTTTCCTTAGCAGGCTCTTCACCCGTAGGCTTTACATCTGCGGCTGGTGCAGGCGGAGTTACTTCAGAAGTTGCAGGCTCTGTAGGGATAGTAGCTTCCGTACTAGTAGATGCAACCTCAGTAGTATCAAAAAGATCGGCAATTACTTCAGCATTTCCAGTTCCAGTATCCTGATTGTCAGTGGCCGAAGCTTCTACAATAGGATTACCATTTTCATCTAGTGCCATGTTACATCTCCTCTTCGTTTGTGTTAGGGTGCTTGTTATCTTCCATAGAGTTATTATGGAGATCACTAAAAATATCTGCCACAAGTCTAAGTGCTTTTATACCACCCCTTGTTTCAAGATATTGTTTACTATCACAGACTTCGTTTATATCTCTCATCTGTTCTATTCTAACTAGTATCTCATTTAGAAAGTCTTCATAGATAGAACTTTCAAGAAATCCAGCTAGAGCTGCTGTGCTTGATTTAGGAGAATAATCTCTATGTTGCCCTAGCACTAAACTTTTTAAATCCATATTACCTCCATACTTTTTCCGGGTTGTTCGCACTGGCCTCGCAAGCTCGGCCATGTGCTCACAAAACATGAGAAACAGTTGGGCTTGCCAAGCCACTGTCCTACATGATAGTTAGTGTATTAACAGCAAACAGCACTTATGAAATAGTATAAGCACTGTACTATTAAGTTAATGGAACCAAGTTACCTGCTTGTACTTGTTGTGATACAGCTTCATTAGACATTGATTTAGGTTGGATACCTCCTCCTCTTTTAACAAAGTCGTTTACGTTCTTAGCTCCAAGGTTTCTAGCTATGTGAGTGAAGATTCTAACCACATCGAAGTTCTGAGCTAGTTGTGGATTCTGGCCCAGGATTTGAAATAGTTGAACCCAAACATCTGCATAGTTACCACCAGGGATTGAACCATCCCTAACCATTACATTATAGTTTATGTCCAGTTGGTCGGGGCTTACTATGATCCTACCCCGATCCATTGACTGTCCATACTCTTGCATAAGTACATCTTGCCAATCTCCAGCCATTCGGATGTAAGAGTCATTAGTCATCATCTGCTTGTTATGATAACCAAAGAACATTCCAATATCTTGCAGTCCCTGCATACCTACTACCTTAGCTATACGTTCAAGACGGTTAAGTCCTCCAGCCCTCGTACCTTGGAATTCAGCCCCAGTAAGCCTATCAGGACCTCCCTGTCTGAGAGATCCTGACATGGCTGAATCGGCTCCAGAAATCCTGTCCATCCACTGAACCAACCATGTCGAGTCAGCAATGTTGCCCCTTGTGACGTCTGAAATCCCAAGTTGCATAGCGACATCTTTAACTCCTTTACCCCAAGCGGGACGACGAAGTCTGATGAGCTTGCCAGGAGATGGATTCTTAAGGTCATTACTATTTACCAAGTAAGGGTCATAGATTATCATATCGTTAATGGCCTTACGCACATTAGCAACATGACTGTTGAACATAAAGTCAAGTACTCCTTGCATGCCATATAGGATTTCAATCCTACTAATGGGAGCCAAAGAGTAGCCATCATAATCAGGGGCTATAACACTCACTGGGTACTTATTATGGTCCAAGTTAGCAGGCTTGGCCTTGAGTACAATTTCATCTGCACCAAGCTCAAAGTACCACATCTCAGGATATTCATTATTGCTGAGACCCCAATCCTTAGGGATCAGACGAATGAACATCTTAACTCTGTCTGTAGCATTTGAAATATCATCTGCGAATCTGTTCTGAGTGTCCATTCCACTCTTGGTATTTCTACCAGAGTTGTCCCCAGTAAATAGTGCCGACCTTCTTCCCTTCAACTTTCTAAGATACTTAACGTTGAACAGTTCTTCATCATTCCTTTCCTCGTCCAATAGAGTCATGATATTAGTATTATTCAACCACCCGGTAAATTCGCCAGCCTGAGGAGTATGAATAGGTACGTTAGTGTCAGGTAAGTATAAGTATGGGTCAATATTCTCAAGTGCATTCCCCTCGAACAGAAGTTGATTTTCAAGTACAGTAGTACTCTTACTACCAAATCCCAAGAACCCACCACTCACCTTCTTCACAGACTTCCTGCCATACTCAGTTACCCAAGTAGGGGTTACAACTCCAAACCCATATGAGAAGGCATCCCTGGCCTGAGTGTGCAGATTGAGACCAATCTTATTCTTAATACATTGTAGGGCGATCAACTTCTCCAGAAGTATAGCTCCGACTACATCAGAAGGCCCAACTCCCTCATACCGAAAAATAGGATCCTGGAGAAATGCTGCTACGTAATAGCTGAGCAAGGTCTCCAGCACTGTATAGGAATATGGAAACACTATGGAGACAGGCTTCCTAGAATCCTTCTCCTTAAGAAGTTCCTCCTTCTCGTCTGTAGGAATATAGGCAGTAAGAGTAAAGTCAACCTTATTCCACGCAGCATGCCTCCTACTCATAATCTTCGCACTGCTAAAGGCCCTCTCCATAACCTCATCACGGATCTTATTATGAAGTTTGGAGCCTGGTGCTAGGTCCAATCCCTTAGGATAGGCATACTCATACTTCTCCCCGAAGTTTGGATTAGATGACCTATAATTACCTTCTCCTCTCAAGATTGGAGGCATAGTTTCCACCGTTTGCTATATTGATTTAATCAACGTAGGGTTAACAAATAAGCCCCATATCATCTTCATCCATCTCATTCTCACATTCCAATGTATCAAACTCTTCTTCCTCAGGTATCTCTTCAGTATCATCTGAAGGATCGAAGAATACAGCCTGCTTATCCATTATATAGTTGATGTAAGCTAAGGCATCCATAACATCCCATAGCTTAGATCTTGGAAACCCGAGTAGTTGAGACTCCAACTTTCCACAACAACTCTTATTGTGGAATATATACCCTAGCCTGTAGAGTGGGGCCAGTGTTGCAACCCTCTCCTCTTTTGAACGCTTAGCTGGTAACTCAAGGAGGATGGGATGCTTGTTCCTAATCCTACACTCATTCTCAATAGGTTGGGTTATGAAGTTACTAAGTCCAACTGCATCATATCCCAAGATGAATGAATTGTAGACAGTCACCTGTCTGAACATCTCCTCGTAGAGTTCATCAGGGTAGTACTTCCTACTAACTACATCCCTAACAAATATCTTCCTACTGGTGCGATCAATAGCCACTGTGATAATTGCTGAGTCCGCACTCTGTAACTTAACAGTACGGGCAGGATCAACTATCGTTATATGTAGAAGGTTATAGGTTCTAATCTCCTCCTTCTCTTTCCCCTTAACCTCAACAGTCAGCCTATCAACCAGATCTTCAAAGTACTTAAAGTACTCCTGCTTAAAAACTGCATCCTCAGCAGAGATAGGAATATTCATCCTCTCCATATAGAAAGCATCTAATGTCCCCAGCCTTCTATGCTCTTCAACCTCAGCCTGAATCTCAGCGTCGGTCATATAGTTGGGATCATAACTCTTATAATTATCATCGCAAATAGAAAGTTGAATAGATGCCCACTCGGGAGAATCTATCAAATCTACAAGAAGTGAATCCTCATGTTTGATTGTATCTATGTAGATAAATACACATCCCGATGAGTACTTATCCTCAGTCTTCATCAAGTCAGAGTGAAACCACTCCTTTAATTTCTTCCTATTCTCCTCACTCTTAATCTCATTCTTATCTTCAAGGTCATCTATGATAACCAAATCAGGACGATTATTTGCCCAGTTGAGACCGCGAACCTGCTGGCCGGCACCACGAGGGAGAATGAATGTAGAGCCATAAGCAGTCCATGCACTCTTGGAGAAGCTCTCATCCATCATCCCATCAGTGCCAATAGAGTTCTTAATGTTTCCAAAGAGTCTTTTAACTTGACTATTGGACAGTAAGTCCCTCTTCATATTCTCTGTCTGCATCTCAGCACTTGTGGCTGAATTACTCAAGTAAACAATAAACTTGGATAGTCTAAAGAGGATAGCCCTCATTGCTACAGCTCTAGCTATAGAAGTCTTACCAATACCACGAGGGGCAGCAATAGCTATCTTCTTATGTCCTGCATTGATAAGATCAAAAATCTTCTGATGAAGGATTGAGAAGTCAGCATAGAATATATCCGAGAATATAATCCCACATGTAGCCTTAATGTCTACAATACAGTGTGCTAGGACTTCATCTAATCCAGAATCTTCTAATTGAGACATTAGAATCCTATAACTGTAACACGAAAAGATTGATTAGCGGGGTCAATAGGTGCCGCAGAAGTATTTGTAGCTTTTACAGATACTACATCTACTGCTGACACTCTAGCTTGATAAATAACACTATTCGATCCACCATTTGCCGGAAGCCCTAATACTACAGAATCCCCAGCTAATGCACCAGTAACGGCTATAGTTAAATCCTGAACTCCACCATTCGCTGCTATATTTGGAAAGTCTAATGCCGAAGTATTAGAAAGTAATCGCTTGATTACTGCACCAGTAAAGAATTTAATCCCATCTGTTATAGTAATTGCATTACTAAGTGTGCCCCCTACCATAGTTGCAATGATATAACTTCCATCCTCCGAACCATCTGTAGGATCAGTTATTGTCGACGAAGCTGAAGCGTAAGTAGTTTCGGTCCCTGCACTATCATAAGCATTAGCTTTATATGAACTTATTACCTCTCCACCTGCATCACCATCTGCCCGCAGAGTTTTTATTTCTGGAGTAGTAGATGTTCTAGATATAGTCCTAAGACCTACATCGAGTGTATAAGAAACAACTGCGCCTTTATCAATAGTAGGTTGTGCAGTACCATTTCCCAAACTGTACATATCTATAATATGGTCAACAGGGAAGATAGTATTTGCTATAGCTCTAAAGCCTCCAGCTCCAACTTCCATAAAACCAAAATGATGCTTTCTTGCATGGTCAGCTACCGATACTCCACCATAAACTCTTGCCCCAAATCCAGTATAAGTAGGAATCCTATAACCAAGAATAGTTCCAAAATTGCACGCATCAGAAGACTTTATAGCTAAACCACCACCATCGGCATGAATGTAGAAAATCTCCCCGAAAGTACAGAAACTAACATCTGCCGTATCATCACCATCTATCAAAATTCCATCTGCACTTAGTGCAGTAGCCAGCCAAGTACGGCTGATAATTTTATTGAAATTACAATGCTGAGTACTATTAGGATCAGTAGATGTCCAAGTTGCAGTAGGCTGGCATCCTATATGCATATTACGGATAATTGCATCAGCAACTAAAACCTGTCCAAAATGTCCACCTCGTACACTAAGAATCTCAAGCCCGTAGTTTGCAAGACCTGCACAATTAAGAATCAGCCCATCATAACCAACACCGTGAAGGGTCGGCCCTGTTACTGGAGGCGCAAAAGTGAGCATAGTGCCAGTTCCGCTAGTACCAATCCATCTAATGACCGTCCCATCATTCTGAGTCCACTGTGTAATAGGATTAGTAGTATTAACATTCATATGGCTCTGATAGCCATAGCCCTGCAAGAAGACATTATTATCTGTAACTGTAATATCAGTACTGATAAGATATTCACCCTCAGGAAAATTTACAATAGCTCCGCCGGCATCACCAGCCAAATTAATTGCAGACTGAATAGCTGATGCATCATCTACAGCATCATCAACAATCGCTCCAAACCATTGAGGATAGATTGCAGGAACCTTAGGAGTGCCAGTTACGGTTAGATTACTTTTAAATATCCTACTAATACCCCCAATCATGGAGCCATTTAAAGTTAAAGTTTCAGTCCCGCCTCCAGCAATACCATCAATAGTACCACCACATGTAAAATCAAGCACTATATTAGGAGTCTGGGTTATGGTAGTTCCATCTGCAACTATATTATCTTGACAAATAGAAAGTCTAGTAGGAGTAACTGCACCAATGCTAGAAAATGCTACTGCTAGGGAAGTATAGTCATAATCAGATCTAAAAGTCTTACTATTAAACTTTGTAGTATTAAGAGTAATAGTACCACTAGCAGTCAAATCACCAGTAATTGAAGTATCATCTCCAACTGTTAGATCATTATCAAAAGTACCACTACCAGTAGTGTGTAGATTCTTATCAGTGTTAGTCCAATCTGTACCTACATTACCACTATCAGTACCATCAAACAGTGCAAAGGCACTATTAGTACATCCTACTGTTGATGCAAGAAAGAGAAGTGTTGCTATGATGATTTTATCCACGTAGCATTTCATTTATACTGTCTCCTATATTTTAGGCCCAAGTTCCTAACATTCCACAAATCATCCACTGTCCAGCTGC